TGTTCGGTCATATTGCCGGACAAAAGAACAGAATTACCTCTTTCGTGAATCTGAATAGAATCATCGTAAAAGGTCATAGACTCTTCATTGTCCTCATAAGTACCATCATCAGTTTGACCGCTACCGGTAAGTAATGCACGCAGAGCAAAGGTAATTTTATCACCCTGGGCTTTAAGAAAATCCTTGTTTACCTGGATGATTGAGTTCTCGGAAGTCCCCATATAATTTTTTAATGGGTTAGCTTCAAAACCAAACTTATAATCATCCCTGCTCCACCTTTGTGGAACAAGATTAGTATGTGTGCTATCACGTTGAAAAGTTGTACTTGCCATCTTACTTAAAACTCCTTAGTTATTAACCTGAAGAACCAAATACTTCTTCAAAGATTTTTTCATCATCATCTTCATTTTCATTTTCAGTATTTGGAATTTCAGATTTTGTTTTTGTTGTTTTCGGCTTGTCTGTAGAACCACCAAAAACACTCCTGATAGTTCCGAGTTTGTTTTTGGCCATTTCATAGTAAGTCTGTGCAGGATTTTCACTATCGAAAATTTTCTGCCTGTCAGCATCAGTAAAAAGTTTGAGTTCAGAAGCAACTTTGGTTATCTTGTCGTAATCTTCAGTTTTTGCTTTAAACTCTTTTTCAGAAATAATACTGCGCTCAATAATCCTTTCTGCTCTGGCTAACTGTGCAGAACGCTCCGCTTCTGCTTTGGCAGTTTTCTGGATTCTGCTTGTATTAGTTTCTAAGAGCTTCTTTACCTGTCCTGCTGTTAGATAGTCATTATCATCAAGGTCTTTTAAAGGATCTGTCTCGGCATTTTCCGCAGCCGGTTGCGTAATTTTTTCCTTTAAAGCATCCCGTTCGGCCTCCGCAGCCTGCGCACGTTTGCGCAGTTTAATAACCTGCTCAAGAGGAACTCGCCTGTTATCTGTTTCCTTAGATTTAGTTTCATCATCATCTAACAAATCAGTTATGTTCGATGATTCAGTTCCCTGCTCTTTGGTTTCAGTTCCCCGCTTTTCCTCTTGCTCTTTTTGCTGCTCTTCCTGTTGTTTTTCTTGTTGCTTTTCTTCTTGAGTTTCTGTTTCAGCCGCTCCCACATCATCACCTAAAAAATCATCTACATTCAAACCTTCGTTTTCTTTTTCCATCGTTTTTCCCTTTCTTGTCCGTTTCAAAGGACATCACGTTCATAATCCGGCATAATCCGCTGCCGTTTGCAGTCTGTTGTTAACCGCCACAGATAACGTTAACAAAAAAAGCCCGCCTAAATGCGTTTTGCACTTAAGCGGGCTTTGGTTTTTCCAATCGTCCCTAAAAACTATTCAATTTTTAAAAAGAGCTTACTATTTAAAACGTTTTATTTGTTTCAATCTTTTTTTGGCCTCGGCCTTGGTTTTATAAGTACCAAAATTCTTGCCAGTTTGATGACTGACGACCTTGTAACCTTCTTTAACTTTTCTTATCATTTTTGAGTCTCCTGTGTTTTAGGTTTTATACTTTCTTCAACATTAGCATTAACATATTTACCGTTCTGAATATTAAAACGCACAGAACCATAAAAACCTTTTAACTGTTCCCCAAGTTGCCGGCCTATTTTGTGTATATTTTTTTCTGACATTGTTTCCATATATTATAAATTTCCAGTAAATTGAACATATGATAATGATGACATACTGTATCAGGGTCAACCCATATATCAAAACCTGCTTTTTTGATTTTATCACTGAAATAATAATCTTCACTTAATTTAACATTGGTCATATTATCGTTGTATTCAGTTATCTGATAGGGAGGTTCTAACTTCTCTAAAACTTTACGGCTCAATAATAGAGTAGTACCACCAATTCTATCGGCTTTAAATAAAGTTTTGGGTAAATCATCCCAACCATAATACTCGTCATCCTTTTGCGCCGACCACATACATTGAATATCATTATCAACTCTTACTATTGGAGTAATACCGGCAATAACATCTTTACCAAAGCTCAATAACCTCTCAATAGCAAAATCATTAACAGGACAAGTATCAGAATCCAGAAAAAACAAATGCGTTTTCTTTTTGAACGTGGGACTATGTAAAAATTCTGTAATAGCCCTGTTACGCACCAGTTCAGGTAACTTTGATGGCCACGCCTCATATTCAGCAATACCTCTGCCAAAAGCCTTCATAATAAAATGATTAACTCTTTCATCTGTCTGATATTCCTTATTATGAGGTTTTACTATCAGTACCGGATACTTAACTAATTGTGAATTTACTGTTTTTCGTTTTTTACTCATATTGAGCAATATTCAGTCTCTGTTTAATAATAGTTGAACTGATTCCGTCTGTTCTGGGTAAAAATACCAATTTGCAGTTCTTTTCAAGCCAGTCGTAACCTTTTGGCCGAGCCTTTTTGTTTTTCCAATCATCGCCACTTACAAAAACATCTACCTGTAACTGCTTCATCAGTTTAACATCAGCCAGTTTCTTTTGGATTACAACAAAATCAACACAGGTCAACGCTTCAATAATAGCTACTCTTTCTATCAATGGTATTACGGGTTTTATCTTCTTATATTTATAAACCAATTCATCTGTTGACACTCCGACAACAACTTTATCACCATATTCACCGGCCTTTTCAATTATATTTAAATGGCCGATATGAAATAAATCCCAAGTTCCACCAACAAAAACTATTTTTCTGTCTGCAAACACGGAAATAACCTTATATCTTTTTTATTAAAATCAAAAGCCCTGCCAACCTTTATTTCCAGGACCTCTGCTCCTGGTGATAAATTAACAAGCATATATACTATTTCTGCAATATCCTCTGGTTGTGTAATTTTGACCTCTCTTAATTCAACTCCGTCTATCTCGTAAGGTCTTTTGGATTTTTCTTTATGAAACCAAGTATTTGTAAAACCAGGATGAACAATAGTTACCTGGATATTATTATCTCTAACCTCTTCCTGAACAGCTCTCATCATCGCACCAGCAGCAGCTTTGGAGATACAATAAACACTCTTATTCTGTGAAACAATAGAAGCTCTCAATGCACCAATAACGATTATTTTGCCACCGCCAAGTTTTTTCATTCCCGGAATAATAGCCTTGCAAACATTAAAAAGGCCTTTGACATACAAATCCAGACCATTCTGTAAATGGTGAACAGTAAGAGCTTCAAACATACCGGACATAGGAACACCAACCGAATAAACACAAATATTGGCATCTTTATGGTTATTTACAAAACAATTTACCTCTTCTGAATTGCAAACATTCACAAACTGTGGTTTTGAATGTGCGGATATAGCAATCGACTCAATACCATTTGTTACAAATTTATCGAATATAGCCTTGCCAATACCGCTTGTTCCACCAAAAATAAGTGCTTTCTTTTTATTCATTAAAGCCCGTGCCTTAAAGTAAATACTGTTGTATCTTTAATTTGAACATTATTACCTTCATCATAAACCAACCAATCTGCAAGCCAATTTCTCATATCCAACTTCCACGCTATCACCGAAGCTGCTGTCTGGTCGTGGCGATGACCTAATACTCTGCCGTCTGTTGAAACTTCGCGATTTTTATTTGTCCAGGCGCCCTTATAAGTACCATCCTCACTTCTTGCATAATATTGATTTAAAAACTCACAGGATTTTTTGCTTCTCAAGTTTAATCCCATTACACAGGCCATAAGATGAGGTATCTCAAAAGACTCCTCCCTGGTAATGCCTAAAGTTTTCAGAGCTGCATCGCTGCACCACTGTCCGGTAGTCCAACCGTTAAGCAAAAGTAAATATCCGTCTTTTAAAATCTGGTTGATAAATATTTGTGCAGGCTTAATCAAAGATATAGAACTATCTACCCATAATACTATATCATAGCCCTGCTTTTGAGCTTTTTTAAACACATAAGGCTTAAAAGCATAGGGTACTTCCTTGTGCTTAGGACAATTTAATTCAGACTCATTACTATAAAGCAAATAATCACCATCAAAACCATTAGCCATAAAACTTTTAACCATTCTCTGCTGACATTTTTCGTGCCAGCTATTCCTGGTCGCAAAATTAACTACACAAGTTTTCATCTATGACCTTTATATTTACTAATTTCAGCCTTAATATCCTTATTATCTGAAGCATGCCATTTGATATATAAAGCATTACCAGATGACACTTTTGGTGTTCGCCATTCTTCATCTAATAACCTGGTTAAAAACTGTTCTGGGTTTTTGGGACAGGGATACATTTTGCCTTCAAATTCTACCTGATTTAATTCCTTTAAATCCGTTAAAGCACATTTTTTAGCATATTCACAGGTTACAAAAGCATAATCACCAGATATCTCAAATGGATCTAAGTCAATATGGAAATCAAAGCCATATTCTTTAGAAAAAAATCGTATCTTACGAACATATTGAGCATTCCTGTCATAAGCTAAATCATAACCCTCACATCTAAACTTTTCTTTTAAACCATCAATCTTATCAAAATCCTTATGAAATATACCCAAATCAATATCATAGTCCCAAGCAATCATTTTGCCATTACGTACCGCACCAAGCAGGGTGCCCCAACAAAGCCAATATGGAATTTGGTTTTCTTCTAACACTGGCACAAGGTAATCAAGTAAATCCAACAACACTTTATGATACCAGAGTTTTTGTCCGTTGTATTCGTACACATCAACCCTTTAAAATAAACAATGAATCCCAATAATTAGTAATATTGGCCGTGAACCTTGTCGTTTTCTCGTGTTGCACCACGTTATACCATTGACTTAAATGGTCAAATATCTTTTTATAAGTTTTTTCGCCACCAGGATTAGCTCCTGTAAAATCGTGAAATTCAACCGTTATTTGTTTGGCGATAGCACCAGGCCAATCGAGTAATATCTCATATTCAGCACCCTCACAATCCAGTTTAACTACATCCCAAACATTAACATCATACGTCTGATTTATCTGGTCAATAGAATAACAAGTTACTTCTTGAATAATATAGTTTGCGGGTTTTTCGCCTGCAATATGTTCCAAATGATTACCTTCACCTGAACTCCATTTTACCAATCGCCCTGTACCTACATTTCCCCGCGATACCATCGCTGCCCTTAGTAATGCAATATCCCTGTTCTTGGACTCTGGTACATCTTCATCAGGTTCAATACACCACGTTTTACCACCCAATTTCAATATACCATTGGCAAAAGCATAGTTTCTACTGCCGACATCCAGAATCTTTGTGCCAGTATAATCAATATCAAGTATTGTATGTTCTGCTATTATTACTTTGTCTTGCATAAAACTATATTCTCACTGCTTTCATAAACCTTTTCAAAACCAACTGTTTTACCTATATTACATACTAAATCATTTTTACCATCATACTCCACACATATACAGGAAAGATTTTTCAATTGTTGAAATGGCAAATGTCGAAATATCTCTAAACTTGTGCCTTCTGTATCTATGCTAATAAAATCAAAATCATAACCTGTCATATCACACAATTCGTCAAAAGTAACAGTTTTTGTCAATATCTCCCGAAAAAATACATTTTTCTGCCATTTATCTTTATGACTCTGGTCTAAAGAACCAATAGCATCACCATTAGATTCATAAAAAGTCATAAGTTCAGATCTGTCCGCAACAGCACAATTCACTAACTGAATTTTATCGTTATCTTTATAATTCTCAAACAAACCCTTAAAGGCTATTGGCGATGGCTCAACACAAACGCCCTGCCAGCCCAATTTGGCCAGTTTATAAGTGTTGCTGAAAGTCTTACCGTCCCAAGCACCTATATCCAGGAATTTACCAGTTTTGTCCATAAAATGTCGATAAATATATTTTTCTTCCATATTTTGAGAATAAAAATTAGGTTTACTGAACCCTAATTCACTTCTTTGTTTGTATATCCTCGCATCATCTTTGCCTTTTTCTGTCCCAATTTTCGCCATTTCGTCCGAATGTATCCACTGATGTCTAACTATTATTTCTGGGATATATTTATACTTGTCTATTTTTTTAACAACCTGTGTAAATTCTGTATCACAATAAAAACTATTATAATCTGGATGATAAATGTAACCAAAATAATCATATAACTTACGTCCCATTATTGACAAAGTAATCAAAGTATTATTACCGTGCAGACCATCGTTATAATGCAAAGCTCCATCCAAAGCAGGAAAATACTTTTGCATATCATTGGCAATAATATCATCATATCCCTGAACTTGAGGAAGCATATCATCAGATACCAGTACAACTATATCCCAGTCTTTGACTATATACATATCTGCATTACAGGCTTCTACTTTTGTTTGAGAATTACCAAATTGATAATGAAAATTCTTGCGCTTAGCCATACCCAAGACGGGTCTTTGTATAGAATCGATAGCCGCATCATTGGCAAGCCAAGCTCTCATAACAGGATTGTTCATCGTTTTATCATCACTATCCAAGGTAACAACAAAATGACATTCGTGCTTGCCCGAAAGCATTGAATACCATTTGTTCAAAATTTCCTTGAACTTTTCCGGTCTGCCCCTAGATGGATATTTAAATAAAAATTTCAACTTGTATAACTCGCTAAATAGTAATAGATAATTCCTGGTATCTTCATTTCTGTTTTTAACAATGGTCTGATTCTATCTGCAAAGTCTTTGTCCTCGCCAAAATCTTTTTCAGGAAAACCAACCTTTGAAACCAGTTCTCTGCGGAGTGGGTTAATATGATTCGGGTAACGATAGTAAATATTGTCAGACAAAACCCATTCATTTTCGATTGAATGCTTAAACAATCTTTTAACGCCATTAGTAAAAGTTATTTCGCCCGTAATACCGCAGCAGTCAACACTTGCCTGAACTGCATTTAGAATTTTGGATACGTAATCATCGCTAACCAAATCATCATCATCGACATAACAAACATAATCACCTTTAGCAATATTAAGTAATTCATTTCTCTTTTGTCCTATTGTTTTCTGGCCATCATCAATATTAACTTGCACTTCAACATCAGTATTTAATTGTGGGCGTAATACTTTGAGCAGCCTTTCGAGCTGCTCGGCCCTTTTTTCCAGCGAACAAATTAAAACAGATAATCTCATCCCGCCCTCTGTAATTGTGCCTGCTGTGCCTGCTGTGCCTGCTGTGCCTGCTGCAATCTGGTTTTAATTTCATCTTTGTTAGGCAAGTCAGTTGCATCTACCATAATATCAGGCGGAATAAGACCGGGCATCGCCTCAGCTAACGACTGCATTTCCATACGTCTTGCTAATCGCTCTGACGGCGCTGATGGCGATACGGTAACCTTAATACCATATTCAGCAATTTTATCTTCTCTTAATTTCTGCAATAACATTATAACAGCCTGATATTTGATTAACTCGTCCCATTTTGTCTTTAAGGCAGGGTATTCCTTTTGATACATTTGCGCAGACTCTATGCCGTTTTTAATAGTTTCAAAAACATGTGGTTTATCTTCAGGTTTTATCATTGCCATAACTTCTGGGTTCGGTGGAGGCACTGACATAGGCTCTGGTAATTCACCACCAACTTGAGCAACCAGAACCGCTCTTGCCTTTGCCAGCATTTCAGTATCCATCAACGACGATTCATTGACAACCTGCTTGATTTCATCGTCTGTGTAAATATTATTTTTACGTATGATTTTGAGAAGAAAGTTACCTAACAATTCGAGAGTGTAATAAAAATTGCTGAATATACTCTCGGATGACACTTCATTTTGTTTTTGTTTAAGACTGATTGCCTTACCTGATTCTGCCCTATTTGTTTCGTAACCTAACGTAGCATCATCAACACCTGAAACACGCTTAATATCCTGTTCAAACTGCTGACTATTAATTAAATACCCTTGAGGTGGCAAATTAGGCTGCAAGCGCTCAGCAACACCGTTAAATTTACTTAAATCAACCACAAGCCCTTCAACCGCTCCGAAATTGCTTAATGCATCAATATCTTTCTGATTGCCTCCCCCAACCTTCCAGCCTGAATTGGCAGTTTGATTCAAAATTTTCACAAACTGTGTTCTGTGTATGTTTTCTTCTCTATTTAAAGGTATTATATCATCCAAAATACTGTTTGCATAACCTAAATCCCAGAACGGGCTATATCGAAATACAGGTATCCTGTTTACCTCTGCACCATAAGGGTCAAGCTTGTCCTCCAAGAACAACTTGCCAAGCATTACCGTTTCATGCAACCTGTAAACAGGAGTATTCTTAATCTCGTAACGAGGATATTTTTTAGCCAGTTTCTTTAATTGTTTGCTTTTTTTATCATCAGAAATTATCTTTAACAAGCCAGCTTCTTTATCAATTACCACTACACCAGAAACAATTTCTCTCCAGTAAATTCTACGGATTCGATATTTATATTTTTTAGTAATTTCCAAATCTTCATCTTCATCCTCAGTAATATCTTCATCCAATAAATAATTAATAATACTGGCCGTTACATCCTGTTGGTCATCTAAAGGTTCTGAAAACAATTCTTTTTTATCCGAATATTTGACCTCAACCCATTCTTTATGTCTCCATTCTTTCTCGATAAAGTAGCCGCTTCCAGCATTGATATTGTAATTTCTGCACGTCGGATCAACATCGCCATCCTCAAGAGGAATAACCTTTAATACCGGCTGACCATTGATATTTTGGGTTTCATCTATTTCAACTTTGATATAAGCCTCTGTGTCAATGTTACCTCTCATAAACAATTCTGCATAAATTTTTTCGGCATAAGTTAAATCTTGAGTATGCTTTAATACTTCAGTCCATATAGCAGCAACGGTATTTGTTCCACCTCTTCTCGGCAGCACTTTAATGTCCTGCTTGTTTTGCAAATACATCCCAACCATTGCTTTAACAACCGGCCTACACCTGTTTATGCTTACAGGCTCAACACCTTTGGATTTATAAATATTGTATTCTTCTTCTGTCCAGTGGGCATTGCCGCCCCTAAAAAAATCCTGTGCCAGCGTTGCTCTATCTTTTTGTTTTTTCAGCTTATTGGAATTATCGGCATCCTGGATAAATTCCAGACATTTACTTCTAACCTGCTGTTCTGTAAGCATTACTTTGCCCCTATAAATTTGGGAATATGAACACCGCGAAATTTAACTATTTCAATTTGTTTATCGCTGACAGGTTCTACGTTCTGCAACCCCCAGAGCCCCATTACATAACAATCAGCCTCGTCCGGTGAACACCCAAGCTCTTCTTTAATTTTTTCTTTGGAAATTATCTGTAGTTTACCTGAACTGGTAATTTTATATCTGCTGGCCTGCGGCAACTGCCTGAACAATTCCATATTAGTTATACTGTCCACATTTAGAACTCTTATCTGCTCTGCGGTATAAAAGTAAGCCTCGGCTCTTTTGTTTGCAAACAGAGTGTTAGGAATAGCCTTAGCATTACTACTGGGGGCGTGAGAAGAATTAAAATACTGAACATAATAATCTGCTTCATCAACTGCCAGGCCATCTACAACACCTAATCCAACACCGATACAATCAACAATAAAATTCTTTGTATTCAACTGCTGAGCAAGAACTTTGGCGGCAAATACAATTTCGCTTGTATTTGCCTTGTCCTTGATTTGTTTTTCGGCAACCACCCTGCTGTTTTCAAAACCTTTAAGCTGACAAATATCGCCCCCAAAAGCAGGGTCAATCGAAACAATTCGCCTAACTTCCATAATTGTCTTGTGGGTAGTTTCGTTATAATGTTGCAATTGACTGAGCATTTCAGAAGTAATAAGCGTCATCTCTTCATTGGTTACTCGTCTACACTTGATTTCCTGATCATAAAAAACTTTAGGCATATCTTTTTTAGCCTGTTCCAGTTCGTTATGCTTCATTAAACCAGCCAATTCACCATCTATACGAGAAGCATACCAGCCGGATTTCATCTTTGCCGCTTTGCCACATTCCGGTAAAATACTCCCGTCGTTTATGCACGCAGCAGAATCAAACATTAAACTTGCATGATTGACCCCCTTGGGTGTGTAAAGAAACATTGCCCATCGAAATATATTTAATTTTTCCAGATGCGGGGAAATAGTACCAGCAATAATAGGTCTGAATATCTCTGACCAGGTATTCTCTTTAATTAATGCCCATTCATCGAATACAGCCCCGACAGCATCGATACCACGCAGGGCATCAGGGTTATCAGAGCCACCAATTTTAAGAATTGAACCATTTTCAAAAACAACCTGCATTTTCTGCTCGTTAGTTTCCCAGCTCATTTCAGTTTTAACAGGCAAATACATTTTTAACATATTCGGGTCATCCCAAACAATATTTCGAGCCATAACCTGTGTAGGTGCAACATATACATATTTGGCTCTTGGTACCCTGCAACATTCACGAATAAGCAGATTTATAGCCAACGTGGTTTTCCTATGCCGTCTTGCCCATTCAAGAATAAAAAAACGTGCCTGTTGTTTATCAAAGGCTTGAAGCATTTCAGCTTGATGCCTGTGCAAACCACTAATAAATTGTTCAGATGGAATTGTCATTTATTTAATTCGCTCACATTGGAAAAATCAACAATTTCCATAATTCGCTTTTCATAACCGGTAGGTTTATCTTGCAAAAGAGCTAATCTGTCACCAAAATTCTTTTCTATTTGACACTGCTCTTTAAGAGCTATTTTTTCCGGTTCTAATTCAAGTTTGCGTAATACCTCGTCAGTATTAAGTGTAATAATTCTGTGATACTTACTTGCCCGCCGTAGTTCTCTGTGATATACAGCTTTTTCTTTGGCCTGACGATATAGCGACAGGTCATACTTTTTCATCCAAACACGCAGTGTTTCTGACTGAACGTTGTAATCTTGTGCAATGTCATCCAGACTTTCACCCATACTATAACGGGTCATTACATAATCGGCGTGTTCAGCTTGCTTTTCCCTGTCTGTGTAGCCGAACACATCCAGAATATCATCATCAGGTTTTTCCATCAGTAACCCTTAAATAGCAATTTGCAATTACAGTCGGCAGTTGTCGGAACAGCTACAATTATATCAGCACCCATTAAATCAAATGCAACCTCTGCAACCAAATCACTGCCTGGAGAAGAACTGCCCACATCTTTTACAAGACAATATTCAGTTACAGTAACAGTATCCGCATATTCATAACCGTTAATATAAGAAGCCTGCTGACCAACAGTAAACGCCAGTTGACAAACCTTGGCTAAATCACAATTCCACTGAGCAGCTTTAGTGCCTATATATATCTGGTAGGTTACGCTCTGATTGTTAGTTGCACCAATAACCCGCAGTCTGGCCGAATTAGCACCTTCAGGGACATTAAATATAGAAATTTCCTCATCGCCACCCTCGGCAGCGGCCGAAACCGTTGTGTATGTCCTCTCACCAACAGCTAAATCATTAGGCTCATCACCAGCAGAAGTTGTCGTATCGATAACCTGCCATTCGGTTTGTTCAGTCTGTGTAACTGTGTACGTAGCACCAAAAATAAAGAACACACATACTATCAACAAAGTTAATATCCATTTTTTCATTCCAAACCCCTTACAATTAATTATTATAATTATATCGCTCCCTCAGGCCGGTTGTAAGACGTTCCATTACAATCGTCCAATTTGCCGGCTTCTCAAGTGTTATATTATCTATTACAACGGTCTTGTAACCGTTTTTCGTGAATGTGAATGTAAAAGGTGCATATTCTGTCAACGTTTCGCTCGTCCCCAACCATTTTCTTGTGGTTATAATGTGCAAATCCGTATATCCGCCAACACCTGTCGATGGGTCAAATGAGTATAAATATGGTAAATACTCAATAGCACCTACATTGTTGTAACCGTAACCACCACAACAGTAAATTTTGCCATCATAAATACACAGGGCCGTACCCTGTGCCTTATACGGTAGAGATGCCATTTTCGTCCAGGAATCTGTTGCAGGGTCATAACAATAGACGCTCGATGTAAACGCTGTAATTGCAGTAGTGCTGCCGGAAACTACATAAAGTTTGCCATCAAGAACTGCAACTTCTTTATATGAAGATGCATCCGCCGGTAATGGTGCAATACTTGACCA